AAAACTACCAACTATAAATTGAATACCTACTAAATTCCATTGACCAGCAATGGTAGCGTCTTCAACTTTATTTGTGATTTGATTTAGATAAGTGTAAGCGTTAGCAATTACAAAACTAAACATACCTAGAATAAAAACCGAGATTACTAAAGCAACTTTTATCATTAGTTATTTTCCTCTACCATTTCTTTTGCTCTATCTAGTATTCTTTGGCGTTCAACATCAGTTAGCACTGCCCAAACCCAACCAAAAGCGTAAGCGTATTTTGTTTTTTTGTTTGCTCTACCAGACTTGACTAAGTTTTCTAGTAGTTCATCAGTTTTATTTATGTTTGACATTTTATTTTCCATTTCTTTTATCTATTTACAATTATACAGGATACCGCTGACATTTAGTCTAGGTTGTATCCGTCTTCTTCCCATTCAACAGGGTCAAGGTCAAGGTATTCTAAGGTTTCTCTATTTAAAGGCATTAGACCTTTATAGTCATTACAACTAAAACAGGCGTGAGCGTCTTCACTAAAAACATTCATACAAAAGGCACAAATTTGACTTTTCATTTATTTCTCATTTCTTTTATCTAAAATAATTATACATCTAACCACTGACACAGAACCCCTTCTGACACGCCAAAATGTTCGATTTCTGGAATATTTTATAAAAAACTTAAAAGATTAATTTGGTAAATAGTTATCCACAGGGGGTCGGCAGAAATTTTGGGGTATGTCAAGCGACACGCCCAAGATTTTTATGACATTGCTAAAACCCAAGAATGATGACTACACACATTTAGTTTTTGAGCAGTAGCAGAATAGTCAGTTTGAGTTCTGCCATTTATGTTTATAGTTGGGCGATAAATAGAAGTCATAGTGGCTTCATCTTTACAATAGTCAATTTCACAAATAATTACTTTTTTATTTTCCATTTATTTCTCATTTCTTTTTTACTAATTTATTTTTTATTGCTGTTGGAGTTTAGTTATTTATTTGCTGATTAGTTTATTTGCTATTTCTAGGCTCACCTAATCAGGCTCACTAACTAAACTAAGTTTATTACTTAGCGTTTATTTTTTTGTATAGAGCCATAAGTTCATCAAACTCACTCTCTAACATAGTATCGCTTTCAGCAATTCGCATAAGTTCTTTGTATCTAATTTTCATTTCTATTAGGGTCATTAGTTTTACCTTTCTTTTTTATCTATAACTATCTAATCATACTTTTTTGATTTTGTCAAGAGCAACACGCCCTTTGTTATCAAATTGTTATTATTTGTTTAGCAGGTATTTTACTAAGTTTTTCTCTGCTGGAGTTAGTTGGATACCTGCTCTGGCATACTTGATTAGCATTACTTGGAGTTCTGTTTTTTTGTCTTTCATAGACTTCCTTTCTTTTACATTATTACTCTACACCTAACCACTGACATACAGGGGTGCGACACGCCATAATTCAGGGAAAAATAAATATCCGTTATAAAATCGTTATAAGTTATCCACAGGTGCCGACCCACGCATTCGGGCGTGTCGCCCTATGCGTTCGGGGTATTATCTATAAACAGCAATAACAGCAATAAAGATAACAAACATTACGCCCCAAGTGATTACTAGGACTTTTACTGGTTCTGGTTTTTGTTTTTTCATTTTATTTCCTATTCTTTAGATGTTATTAGTATAAGGGACACCACTGACATTTGGCGGTAGCGACACGCCAGAGATTATTTTTTGTGTTCTACACACATCCAGACAATAGTAGTTTCTTCTACCATACGCTTACCAGACTTAGACCAGCGTGGTCTAGCGTAAGTTTCTTTGACAACTACATCTTGACCACAATTACAGCAAGGGCAGTCTTCATAGTATTCACAACCACCCCAGTCTTCAGGGTTAGGCTCAACAATTTTACTAGAGATTAGTGTCCAGTCATAGAAACCAAACTTGTCCATTTCTTCATAGGTGTATACAATTTGTGTCTTAGTTGTCTTAGCCATTTATTATTTCCTATTCTTTGTTTATACTATTACATTAGCATACTTTTAGCCATTTGTCAATAGCAAAACACCTTTTGTTATCAAATTGTTATAAAAGAATTTTGGGTGTGTAGTGTGCTCACTATTTTTATCCAAGGGTGTGTAGTCGAATGCGTATCATACACAACTAAACAAAATACAGAAAATTATAAATCTAAATCTGAATATTTTTTATAAATCTGAATTTATGCTATAATGATTATATGAAAACATGTACAAAATGTGGTATTTTAAAAAACTTTTCAGATTTTCACAAAAAGAAATCTGTTAAAGATGGCTATGCTCATTGGTGTAAAATGTGTGTTAAAGAGTATGACAATAAAGAGCATGACTCTAAAAGAGTTTTTCCAGTTAAAATAAAAAATGGTCTTATTCATTGTCGTAGATGCGAACGGTATTTGGAAAAATCTAATTTTTGGAAAACAAACACATATTGTAAAGAATGTTCTAAACTTATAGGTCATTCTGCTAATCTAAAAAGGTTTGGACTAACTGTAGATGATTACATTAACTTAGAAAAATCTCAAAATGGTGTTTGTGCAATTTGCAAGAATCCAGAACAAAATAAAAATAGACTTTCTGTTGACCACGACCATTCTTGTTGTCCTGGAACAACTACTTGTGGAAAATGTATTAGAGGACTGTTGTGTTCTAACTGTAATACATTTTTAGGAAATGCAAAAGATAATATAGATATTTTAAAAAGTGCAATTATTTATTTGCAGGGTAACTAAATCAATCTCTTTTAACAAAGTATGAACCATATGAATCGTATTTAACATACCAGTATGCTTTACATTTGCGACAACGCCAGTCTTCCTTTTGATGGAAATACATGGTGTATGGAACATTGCAGTGATGTATTTTGTTGGGGGTATCTCTGAATTTAAACAGATGATGTATATAAGAACCTAATCCCATAACGATAATAACAATTAATAGTCCGATAATAAATTCCATTATGGTAGCCTAACGTCTGGGGTATTGCGAAGCAATCCATGCTCTATCAGCCAAGCATTAACAAGTTTATATGAAATCTTATTCTGATTGGCTATGTCTTTTGAAGTCATCTTGGCTGCTACGCATGCTTCAAGATATTCTTTTGATTCATATTGCTTGATGTATGGGACTTTTTCTTCCATATCGCTCTCTCTTTCGGTAGAATACAATTATAGCATATATATCTTGGGGCTATGGGGCAAATGGCTTGTATAGGGCATTTAAACCCTTTTTAGACCTATTTGGCAACTTGTTGCATACTTGTCTATATGGGGGTTTGGTGCTTCTATATCGACCGTTTTTAAATTCCCGAAACTGTCGTAAAAACCGTGTATAATAATACTATTATGACAATTGCAGACTGGGCTGGCTTAATCTTAACAGCATTATCTATCATCGCCCTTACCGTTGGCGGAATTAGATGGTTCATTCAAGCCGAAATTAAAGTCCTTTCAACCGAACTTAAAGAAGACCTTTCAGAACTAAAACCTAATAGTGGGTCATCAATGAAAGACCAGGTTAATCGTTTAGAACAAAAATCAGAAAAACTCGAAGAAAAGATTGATGGTTTATATAACATCCTAGTTACTGAAGGTGTCAAAACACAAAAGAAAACCAAATCAGAAAAAACCGAACTTTAAGATTTATTTAGATATTCTTTAGCCTTTAATATCCAATCAAAGCCTACAGACTCTAATCTTCCTAATAAAGTATTACAGGAACTACATAAAATACCTCTGGCTTTACCAGTTTCATGGTTATGGTCAGCATGAGAAGAAGTATTAATTTCAATAGAACAAATACCACATTTAAAATTTTGATTAAATAACATATCATTAAACATTTCAGGAGTAAAACCGTTTTGCTTTCTTTGATAATTACGAATAGCCTTACGAAGAGATTCTTTTCCCTTATCAGTTTTCTGATGTTGTTTTACACGATTACTTTGACAAGATTTACAATAAGAATATACCTTACCAGTTTTTGACGAATATCTTGGATTTATTCCACAGTCTTTACATAATTTCATATTTATATAATACCACATATATAATAAAAATACAATGCGATTATATATATTTATTAAGATAATATACTATATATCTATATATAATAATAGCCCTTATCTCTATAGATAAGAGGGTATCATACTTTTTAACATTTGTCAAATAGAAAACACAGAAATCCCTAAAATGGTATAATTAACCATAGAACCAGTGTCCAATACTCTCTCTCATACCCACTTTGGACACTGGTTTCTTTATTATGGTGTATAATGATTATATGTCTTGTTCTTCATGCTCATCTGATTCCCCGATTTTAATTGGTGCGGAACCTCAAAACGTTAAATGGACTGTTGTCCGTGGTGACGATATCTCTGCTAAGTTTGAATGGTATGAAGATGATGGTGTTACTTTAAAGAATACCACAGGATGGACATATGCTGCAAGTGCCTATGACCCTAAGACATCAACCAAATATACTTTGATTACAACCTCTGCATCTGGATATGTTGTAGTATCTGCACCGAACTCTACTACAGCCTTATGGGGAACAGGAAGCAATAACATTGTTGCTGAACTCGTATTTGACTTAGAAGTAACAATCTCCAGCAAGAAATGGACTCCAATTATCGGAACTATTGTAGTTCGTTCTGATATTACTGGGAGTTCACTTTAATGACTACTTTTAAGATTATTCCTGATACCACACAAAATGCCATAATTAATATAATTTCAAATACCCCAACTACAAATGTTGCACTTGTAACATCTCCTGGACCACAAGGAATTCAGGGCATACAAGGTATTCAGGGACCATCTGGAACTCTTGCAGGTAAGTACGGAGCCTTTGAATATACAGGTAGACAGGCTATAACCTCTGCAACTACTGCATATGCATTTCCTTGGAATCAAACAGATTACTCTTCAAATATCTATACTTCTAATACAAGTCGTATTTATTTCCCTACCGCTGGAACCTATAATATCCAATGGTCTGGTCAATTTCAAAATACAGGAAATGCTCAAGAAGACATTTTTGTTTGGTTAAGGATTAATGGAACAGATGTCCCAGGTTCTACTGGAAAGATATCTATTGTAGCAAGAAAGTCAGCATCAGCAGGAGAAGAAGCACATATGATTATCGGTTGGAACTATTTTCTAACCTTTACTGCAGGTCAGTATTTAGAAATTATGTGGTCAGCCACCAGCACAGCAATCAGCCTCGAATCATATTCAGCATTGACAAATCCAACTAGACCAACCACCGCAGCCTTAATTTTGACAGCAAACCAAATCGCTTAGTGGTATAATAGATATCGAACAAAGGATTTTGGTATGAAAATCGCAGTTTATACAATTGCACTTAATGAAGAAAAACATGTCGAGAGATGGTATAACTCTGTCAAAGACGCTGACTATATTCTTATTGCGGATACTGGTTCTACTGACCGTACCGTGGAAATTGCCAAATCACTTGGCATTAATGTATTTAATATTTCAATCAAACCTTGGCGTTTTGATACAGCCAGGAATGTAGCCCTAGCATTATTGCCAGATAATATCGATATGTGTGTATCTCTTGATATGGATGAAGTAATTGATGAAGGTTGGCGTGAAGCATTGGAAAAAACAACTGGAAATCAAATTACATATATTTTTAGAAATTATAAAGATTTTGTAAACAATCGTATTCATGCTAGACATGGATTCATGTGGAAGTTTCTTATGCACGAAGGACTGGTACCTGACCGAACCGAAATGGTTGACGAATTTTGTCCAGGAATTGAAGTTACTCATATTCCAGATATAGAAAAGCCAAGAACTCAATACACACAATTGCTTATTGATGCTTTAAACGAAAATCCAAATATTGGAAGATATTATAGATATATTACTGAAGCATTGGTTAATGAAAAAAGATTTGAAGAAGCAGAAGAATATTATTTAAAACTTTTAAAAATTCCTAATTTGCCAAATGAAGATTCTGCTAAGGTATATAAAATTCTTTCAGAAATTATACCTAAAAAAACTGGGGAATACTTATTGCTCTGTCTTCAAACTTCACCGCATAGACGTGAGCCATATTATTATATTGCAAAATGGTATGCAGACCATGAACGATGGAAAGAGTGTTTAGATTGGTGCAATCAAGCATTAAAAGTAGAAAAAATAACTGTAGATGTTTTTAAAGATAATGATGCTTGGGGAGAACCTATGATAGAATTATATAATAAAGCAAAGGAAAAGGCTAATAAAGAATGAAAATTGCGGTATACACAATTGCATTAAACGAAGAAAAGCATGTTAAGCGTTGGTACGAGTCTGCCAAAGACGCAGATTATTTACTCATTGCTGATACAGGTTCATCAGATGATACCGTTAAAATTGCCAAAAAACTTGGTATCAATGTTATTAAAATTTCAGTAAAACCATTTAGATTTGATGATTCTCGTAATGCTGCTTTGGCTGCACTTCCAGATGACATTGACTATTGCATATCTATGGACATGGATGAAACGCTTTCAGAAGGTTGGCGTGAACACCTTGAAAAAATGACAGCAGATAGAATTACCTATATGTTTAATTTATCTTACCGTGATGAAGAAGAAAAACATCCAGAAGGTAGAATGATTAATAATAGAATTCATAAACGTAATGGATTTAGATGGAAATTCTTGATGCATGAGGTCATTGTTCCAAGCAGAACTTTAAGCATCACAGAAGAATTTTGTGAAGGATTAGAAGTATCTCATCACCCAGATGAAGAGAAACCAAGAACAATATATAATCAAATGCTAGAAGATGCATATTTAGAATATGGTAATTACAGATATGCTGGATATCATGCATTACAACTATATACCCTTGAAAGATTTGACGAAGCATTTAAATTATTTAAAGAAGTTTATAAAAATAAAAAAACACCAAAACTTGATAAGGCACAAGTTTTAAGATTTATGTCATATTGTAATAAAAAGTTTAAAAACATATATCTTTATCGTTCTTTGCTAAAATCTAAAACTAGGGAAGCCTATACTCAATTAGCAATTAATAACTATATGAAAGAAAATTGGATTAGGTGTTTTTATTTTTCTTCAAAGGCAGTAAAAACAATAAAGAAATATGGCGGAATATATACAACCGAAATGCATTGGGGCTATCTACCACATAACTTAAAATCAGCAGCAAAATATAATCTAAAACTACTTAAATGGTCTAAGTCATATAAAACAAATAAAAGAACATTTTTGATTAATTCGATTATTTCACATAATTTTGAGATATTCAAAGACTAAGGCTGTGCTATAATTAGTCTATGGCTACTGCATTATCATACCCAACAATTTCTGGCGTAACAGGTGCTCCTTATATCTCAGCACTTTCTGATACCGCAAATATTCAGGACACTATAAACTATCTATACTATGGCTCAACCAAAGCAGCGGTAGTCACTGACGGTATTTATGGAATGCTTACAAAACTACAAACTCAAATTAGTGCGGTTCAGTCTGGTGTAAATGTTCACGAAAATGCAAAAATGGCTACTACAGGTGCTTTAGGAACTACTGGTAACTTGCTTGGTGGAACTATTACTACTACCTATGCTAACGGAACTGCTGATGCTTCTGGTGGTACTGGTATTGGTGCAACCCTTACAATTGCAACCAGCACAAACTGGACCTCAATAACCATTGATGGACAATCACTTGTTGTTGATGACCGTGTGCTAATTAAAGACCAAGCATCTGCTATTCAAAATGGTATTTATGTAGTTACAAGCGTTGGTGCTGTTGGAAATACAACATCTTTTGTTTTTACTCGTTCAGAAGATTCTAATAACTCAATTGCTGGAGAAATGGCAGAAGGAGATTTTCTTTATGTTGCTAATGGTAATAATAATGCAAACAAAGCCTATGTGCTTACTGCATCATCAGCAACAGGAACAGGACCTGCAGGTTCTATTAAAATTGGAACAGACTCAGTAAACTATACACAATTTATTGGTGTAGGCTCATACTATATTGGAACCACTTCTGCACAAATCTTATCCGCTAACCAGGCTTTGACTGGTATTTCTAGCATTGCTATGCCTAGTGGTGGTGGTGGAACCTTCACATTAACTCCAGCATCAACTGCCTCATCTTTTTCAATTATTATTCCAGCAGTATCAGATACACTTGTTGGAAAAACAACCACAGACATTCTTACAAACAAATCATTGTCTGACTCAACTACATATTTTGTTGACGCATCAGATAATACAAAGAGAGTCAATCTTGATGTTACTGGAACAACTGGTATAACTGGTATTCTTCAAACTGCTTTTACCACTGCAAAAACTATTGTTTTTCCAGATACCGCTGGAACCGTGTATGTTTCTAGCGGAACAGATGTTGCTCTTGCTGATGGTGGAACAAATGCTTCTTTGACTGCATCTAATGGTGGAATTGTTTATTCTACTGCTTCTGCTATGGCTATTCTTTCAGGAACTGCAACAGCAGGAAAACATTTGCAGTCTGGTTCATCAACAACACCAACACCATCATGGACAACATCAACATACTCTGACACATATGCAGTTAATACGCTACTTTATGCTGGAACAGCAAATACAATTACTGGTTTAGCAACTGCTAACAGTGGTGTTTTAGTTACTTCTGCTTCTGGTGTTCCTTCAATTTCTACAACTATTCCAGCAGTAACACTAACAACACCAACAATTGACACAATCAATACATCATTAACAACAACTGGTACAGCAGCACTATGGAATACTGGATTAACCACTGGAACAATTTCAATTGGTGGTGCATTAACTACTGGAACACTAAATATTGGTTCAGGAACCGCTGGTGCTAAGACAGTAAATATTGGAACAAGTACAGGAACAGTAAACATAAATGGAACACTTACAGTTAATGGAACGATAGCGGATGCTACCACTACTACTGCCGCCAGAGGCGTAGGGTATATGGGTCTTCCACAAAATGCTACAACAACAGGTTCATACACTATTGTTGCAGGAGATGCTGGTGGGCATATCTATGCTTCAGCAACTAGAACAGTTACTATTCCAGCAAACGGTTCAGTGGCATTCCCTATAGGAACAACCCTGACTTTTATTGCAGGAGCAGGTGCAACAATGACTATTGCTATAACAACAGATACCATGTATTTGGCTGGTTCAGGCACTACAGGTTCAAGAACTCTTGCTGCTTATGGTATTGCGACCGCTGTAAAGACAACCGCCACCACATGGCTGATTTCTGGTAATGGGTTGACATAATGACTGGTGTTATTGCAGGACTGATTGGTAGTGTTATAACTATTACTGGCGAAACTCCCACCAACCTGATAAGCAATGGTTCTTTTACTGTAAACACTACTGGTTGGACAAATACAGGAACACAAGTTAGAGACACATCAGTTTTTAGGTCTACTCCAGCAAGTTATAGCACTGGATTTAGTGAGGATTTTGGTGCAATTGCAGAATATGCTCAAACTGGTATACTAACTGTTGGAAGCAGATATTCCATATCCCTTTGGATTTATAACCCTCTTGGAGCACAAAGTTTTAATATTTCAATGACTCTGGGAAACTCTACTACTTATTTTAGTTCTGCATCCTATCCTGCATTAGCGTCTTGGCAATATATAAAATTTGAAAATCAACTATGTTCAGGTAACTCAAATTTCATTTTCTATATTTATGGCACCAACGGTATTTCTTTTAATATAGATGATGTATCTCTTGTTTTAGGTCCAACAGCACTTTAAAAGTTATATAGTAGGAACAACTCTTACAAATCTTATTTGACTATTTTTGTAATCACTTAATGGTTCAATAACTGTAGTTCCATAGTAAACGTTAGAATTTACTATTTTATCTTTACCAATGTAAATGCCAGAATGATAGAAATTGGTAGAACCATTATATGCAAATACAACTATGTCTCCAAGTTTGGGAGTAGAAACTCTTTGTCCTAAATGCCCCTGCTTATTTGCAGAATGTGGCAAGGTAATTCCAAATTGTTCATACATCCAAACAACCATTCCAGAACAGTCCCAACCATAAGGTGTAGAACCACTAAAAACATATGGAGTCTTGTTTACACGATGAAATATTTTCATCAGGGTTTGTTTCATTTTATAGGTATTATTATTCAATTTAGCATTGTGAACTAAATCAGTTGTAAAATTATGTTGCTTTGTAACAACATTGTTATTAGGCATTTCAGCAGCACTGGCTTGAGGGGTAACACAACCAGTCAGAATCAAACTTAAAATTCCTGTGGCGAGTAATCTTTTGATTTTTAAATTATTCATAGTTTCCTCCTTAATGGAAAAACACCTTGCTTAAGGGTGTCGTATATTAATTATACCACTATTTGACTAAAATGCAAGTCTTGTGCTATAATTGATACACACTAACCGAAAGGAAATCATGTCATTTGATTTTAAATCTGTTCTAACAACAGACCAACTACGAGGTGTTCTTAATCAGCAAATTCAACAGTTTGCTGTACAAGGATATCAGCATGAACTTAATAAAGTAATTATTGAGAAGAATGCTACAGCAGAAAATGCAGAAGAGACCGCAAAGAGTCTTGCAGAGGCAGAGAAGAATGCTAATCTTCTTTCAGTTGCAATCGAGGTTTATCTTGCAGAACTAGAATCACTTCCTAAGTCTGAAGTAGTTCCAGAATAATTTATTAAATTTCGATATAGTGTTTGACATTTTTTAAAACTGTGGTATACTTTATACATCACAGTTATAGAAAGGTGGAAACACTATGTCGGAATTTTTTTCTTTTACCCTACCAACAGATTTTGTCGAAAAGTATAAAACGTTGGAATCACCCTTTGGATTCGTGGATGCAGGTGGCAACGCACTAGGTGAGATTACCTTTGTTCGCACTTACTCACGAGTCAAAGAAGACGGAACCAAAGAACGCTGGTACGAAGTTGTACGCAGAGTTATTGAAGGTATGTATTCTGTCCAGAAAAACCATGCAAAGGAGAATCGTCTTCCATGGAATGACTATAAGGCACAGAAGTCTGCTCAAGAAGCCTTTGACCGTATGTTTAATCTAAAATGGACACCTCCAGGTCGTGGAATGTGGACATTTGGTACCCCACTCACAATGGAAAAGCGTAACTCTGCTGCTTTGCAAAATTGTGCAATGGTATCTACAAAAGACCTAGATAAAAATGACCCAGGTGCCCTATTTGCATGGGTAATGGATGCTCTTATGCTAGGTATTGGTGTTGGCTTTGATACCCTTGGCAAAGATAAAAACTTTGCTATCTATCAACCAACAGAACCAGAAGTTACTTATGTTGTGCCTGACACTCGTGAAGGATGGGTAGAAGCAACTCGCTTGCTAATTAACTCATATCTTCGTGCAGGTCAAAATATTCAAAAGTTTGATTATTCGGAGGTTCGTCCAGAAGGTGCACCAATCAAGGGATTTGGTGGTGTTGCATCTGGTCCTGGTCCACTAATTAAACTACATGAAAGAATTTCTCACGTTCTAGGTTCTAGAACAGGAGAGACACTAGATGCTCGTGCCATTGTTGACCTAGTTAACCTTATTGGTACTTGTGTGGTATCTGGTAACGTCAGACGTTCTGCTACCCTTGCTTTGGGGGCAGAAGGAGACGATGACTTCCTAAACCTAAAGAATCCAGAAGTATTCCCTGAGCGTAACTCTTACGACCCAGAGAATCCAGGATGGGCTTGGATGTCAAATAATTCAGTTTCTGCAACTGTTGGCATGGATTACTCAAAATATGTTGACCGAATTGCTGACAATGGAGAGCCAGGATTTATCTGGTTAGATGTTGCTAGAAACTATGGTCGTTTGGCTGATGCTCCAGATGGAAAGGATTTCCGTGTTATGGGATTCAATCCATGTGCAGAACAGCCATTGGAATCATATGAATTATGTACGCTTGTAGAGGTTCACCTAAATCGTCACGATTCAAAGGAAGATTTTTTGCGTACATTAAAGTTTGCCTATTTGTATGGTAAGACAGTTACACTTCTTCCTACACATTGGCAACAGACTAACGGTATCATGCAGAGAAACCGTAGAATCGGAACATCTTTAACTGGTATCGCATCATTTGCTGATGAGCATGGTCTTCCAACTGTCCGTCAATGGATGGATGAAGGCTATAAAAAGATTCGCTTCTATGACAATAAGTATTCAGAATGGCTATGTGTTCGTGAATCAATTCGTGTAACTACTGTTAAGCCATCTGGTTCTGTGTCAATTCTTTCTGGTGCTACTCCTGGTGTTCACTGGGGTCCAGGTGGAAAGTTCTATCTAAGAGCAATCCGCTTTAGCAACCAAGACCCAATGCTACACTTGTTTAGAGCAGCAGGGTACAAGATTGAAGCAGACCTAGTATCAGCAAATACTTCCGTAGTCTATTTTCCAATTGCATCTGGACACAAGAGA